CTTAAAAAGTACTGTACAATGGAGTTCAGTAGGTAATGGAAAGGTGATTGACTAATGGGTGAAGTATCAGAGCTAGATTATGGATTAGATTTTCAAGGGCGTCGTAGATTCTTTGGAATTTACTCTGCCGTTGTTTTGCCAGGTACAGACCCTAAAGGTAGGTTTGCTGTTCAACTTCAAATTCCAGGACCTAGTGGCATGGAAAAAACTTCTTGGGCTAAGGCTTGTTTACCTATTACAGCTAACTCTTACCACCCAGATCATCTTCCCCACAAGGCTTCAGAAATTGCCGCGCTACTAACTACGGTAGCCACATCAACCCCCGACGCGTATGGAAGCACGGATATTCCGGCTTTAACTATTGTAGCTAAACCTGGTAATGGCCAGTTAAATCACGCACATACACGATCTGTTCCTACCGCTCAAAGTACTGTTGTAAAAAAAAGCATGGTTAATACTTCACTTCAAGTCGTAACAGGCTTTCCCACAACTACTACAGACACGTTGGAGAAGAGCAAGTATAATCCTGATACGGGGCAAACTGCTCCTGGACTAACTAGCACGGACACCTCGATCACCACACCTGAACATACATTTCATAGGACAGTTCCTCAACCTGGACAAAAGGTTTGGGTAATGTTTGAGGCCGGAGATCCCGAATACCCTGTATGGATTGGAGTACAAGCGTGAGTACCGCTATTAACTTTCCTTTTACATTAGATAATTTTGGCGTATTAACCTCTACAGATAACGCAAATAAAATTTACCTAGACAGAGTGCTTACACTTATTTCTACAAATGTGGGACAACGTCCTATGTTGCCTGACTATGGAATTGACTGGGGAGTGGCGCTTTTTGAAAATGAAGGAAACGCTAGAGCCGCAACGCCTGCTGCCATACGAGATGCAATATCTCGTTGGATACCTGACGTAAAAGTAAAAACGATTAAAATGAAAGACCAACAAGACGGTATCGAATACGTAACAATAGAACTAATACTTCCAGATAACACCGTAACTACACTACCAGTAAGCACAGCTACCTTTAACTTAAACGGATCGGTTATACGATAATGCAAATTGACTATACTTCTAGAGACTTCACAGCAATCAAAGCAGACCTTATTGCTCTGATTAATGCAAAGACAGGAAAAAATTGGGATCCAACTGATTACTCAGATCTTGGTAATGTTCTTATTGAATCTTTTGCATATATGGGAGACATCATGTCTCACTATCTAGACAAAGCAGCTAATGAAACAAGTATTGATACTGCGGTTAAACTTGATAGTTTACTAGCCTTTGCTAACTTATATGACTACAAACCCTCAGGACCAACACCGGCATACGTCGCAGTTACTTTTACAAATAACAGTAGTGCTTCTATTGATATCCCGATTGGTACACAAGTTATGGCCCCACTTAGTTATGGCGTGTACTCTCAGGTTTACTTTGAAACATCTCAAGCTGCTACGGCTCTTGCTGCTGGAACATCAATTACTCTTGATGCATACGAAGGCAAAACAGTAAATACTGATCGTGCTGATTTAATTGATCCTACTTACAATAAAGCACTGCCTGCTAACTTAGGAACATCTGACGGAACAGCAAATCAAAGTTTTACTGTTTATGAAACCGGAATTGTAGATAGTTCTATTTACGTATACGTAGGTCAAAGTGCTGCTTTTAGTACTTGGTTGTATGTAGATAACCTATTAGAATATAGTCCTACAGATAACGTATTTACTACGCAACGTAACTCTGATGGAACTATAAGTATAATTTTTGGTGACGCAGTCAATGGAGCTATTCCAGCAGCTAACCAAACTATTAGTGCTGTGTATAAAAGTAGTGTAGGTATTGCGGGAAATGTTAAATCTCTTTCTGTTACAGAATGTACATTTGTTCCAGGTAACCTAGATCCACAAGCGTCTTCCTACCTTTCAGTATCTAATGCTTTATCAGCTACTGGTGGAGCAAATGCAGACAGCACAGAAAATATTAGAGCTAAAATTAAATCCGCAGTATCTACGCGTCGTAGAGCAGTCACATTAAGTGACTACGCAGATCTTGCTCTTATGGTTTCCCAGGTAGGAAAAGCAAGTGCTGCCGCAACCGTATTTTCTTCTGTAAACCTATACCTACAGACACAAGCAGATGGAAACGCTGCTCCTGGCTACAACCAGTGGGAGATTAGTAATGCTGTAGGTTCAGGTACGGCTGTTACATATACTATTGCTAACGCTGGAAAACACTCTCTTACTGTGGGGGATGTTGTAGATATAAGCGGTATCTATATTGTAGGTACCCCTCCAACTACAGGATATAACCTTCAAAATGCAACTGTTGCGTCTGTATCTACTGATATGACCTCTTTTACAGTAACTAGTGCAATCACAGGAACTTACGATAACACTTCCACATTATACGGTAGCTCTAGAAAAGGCCTTGTTATTAAAAAGTCTAACTCTGGTGGAGCAGCTACTACTACAAGCTGGAACACTATTAAAAAAGCAGTATCTGCCTATCTTGCAGATAAGACTCCTGCGGGAATTACGGTAAATATTCTACCGCCGTCATACGTGCCTATTTACCTAACAGCTAGTATTACAATTGCTGCTTCGTATAAACAGTCTGATGTAAAGCTGGCTATCTATCAAGCTATGCTTGGAAGCGGCGGATATTTTGAATATGCTAACAATATATTTGGTGACACACTATATGTCTCAAACCTAACTAGTATAATTCAAGCTGTTCCTGGAGTACTTGCAGTTAACATCACTCAGTTCTCTACAGATGGTGCCACGTCAGTAGCAACTTCTATAGCATTAAGTGCTAATCAAATCCCATACCTAACACCTACTAACTTAGTATCAAACATTACTGGTGGAATTGCTTAAGGAGATCTAAATGGCTAAGTACGGCAGTAGTAGATATGGCTCCGGATTTAAGTTCGGTGAAATTTCTGCAATCAGCGTTTACTATAATTCTGGCATAACCGCTAGACTTATAGGCTATAACACCATATCTATTTCTTGGTCTAAATTTTCTTCTGACCCTGCTGACGGAACACTTAGTCACTGGAAACTTGTAAAAAGCTATGCTGGTTCTCTAGATAACCCTGATGACGCAATCATGGTTGCTGGAAATACATATGCTAACTTTATAACAAACTCTTTAGAGGTATTAACTGACATAACAGGAAAAGAACTTAACTATTCTTTATGGGTGTTCAATGGTTTAAAGTGGATAGCTTGTGGCAACTCTTACGTTGTAAATACCGTAGATGATAATTCGTTAATTAAACTAAGTCGATGGATTCCTAGAGTTTGGCTAAACGCAGACGAATACTTAACTGGTGATGCTGTTGGTGAACATGAGTCTGGGGACCTCTTAAATTTCTTGTCTGCTTTTACTTTAGAGTACGACGTATTTAGAACATACGCCAATCTTCTAACGCAAAGCATGAGTAAGGCCTATTCCCCATCCCCTATTATCAGAGCAAAAATCCTAGACTACGGGTTTGATTACGAACCTGTATTAGGAGACTCTTATCATAGATCTTTAGTTGGAGTATCTAACGTAGTTAATGCGTATAAAGGCACATACACAAGTATCAACAGCTACGTTACAGGCCTTACACACTGGTCATCAAAGTTATCTCGTGGTCACAACTTAATGCTTGACTATAATGATTCTTCTTTTGAAGAGTCTGTTGGTCAATGGGTTGCCTCAAGTGGTACCTTTGCTGCTAAAAAATTTGCTGATGAAAGTTTAACAGCACCAGCTAACTCCTCAGTATTGTTTGATCCTATTACAAAACCTAGATTACTTGGATTTGGTCAGCTTACAACAACAGCTACTACTGCTGTTACTTTAACTTTACCTGGTTCATCTGACATCACTTTAACCGGGATTACTGTAGCCCCCAATACTCGTTATGTCTTTAGTGGTTGGGTTCGGCATAGAGATGCGAATGCTGCCACTGTTACCGCTGTAGTTTCTTGGCATAATATTTTTGGTACGTTAATTAGCACCACTACTACCCCAACAGCATTAACTACTACTACTTCATGGAAAGAGTTTACTTCTAAATCTGACTCAGGAAGAAACGGAATTAAGTCTCCAGCTAATGCTGCTTTTGCTAAGGTTGTAATAACAGTTACTCCTGCGTCAGCAACTTCTAGTCGCTTTGCTTTTGATCTATTCCAATTTGCTGAGTACACTAAAAGCCTTGAGTTTCAAGACGCTAAAAGAATTGGTGTTGCAGTAAGTGGAGATAGAGTTAACTACATTCCTAACGGTTCTTTTGAATCAGGTATAGGATCCTGGTCTGCCTATAACGGCACGTTAGCTATAGACCCAACTACTAGCTTAGGCGTCACATTTAGATCTAGTTCGTCACCAGAAATTACCTCACTTGTTCTTACAGCTACAGGAGCTGCTCCAGCTTATTCTTCTGATTGGATGCCTGTTCCTGAAGGAGTAACACTTACTGCTTCTGCCTGGGTTATGGGATCGGCTGCTCGTCAAGCTACTATAAGTCTTGAGTTTTCAAGTCAAGCTACTGAAAGTGCCCAATCATCTATTATAAATGATGCTACTTATGGACAGTACTACCCTAATACATCAAACATTAATCTCTCACAGTTTAATACTACTGAGGTTACAAATGTAACTTCTGATGGGACAACGGTTACCTACACAGCATCAAATGCATTTGTTGTAGGTCAAAAAGTAACTATTATAGGTGTCACACCTTCAGACTTTAACCTGAAAGAAGTAACAATTGCTAGCCGTACAGCTTCACAGTTTACGGTTACTAATGCTGCTTTAGGAACATATGAAAATGGTGGGTCGGCCTATGTATCATCCACTACATTATCTACTACTGGAGCAAACGTAATCTCAACTACAGCTATTGTACCTCCGTACTCAAAGGACGCAGGCTATCCATTAGCAAAGGTGACAGTTTATTTCCCTGATGGGGTAACAACTGATAAGTTTTGGTTAGACGGTGTAATGGTTACTGAAGGAGTTTCCGCTAAACCTTTCTTCTGCGGAACTGGTGGGGTAGTACCTACCAACCCCAATACATCTACCTACTACTCTGTAAACGATACTAAATGGGAAATTAAAAACAAATACAACTTTGCCTCTAACCCTTCTTTTGAAGACGGTACTTTAGGAAGCACACCTACTGATTGGAGCACTGGAGACGCAACCACTTTCACTAAAGTTTCAACAGATGCTTCTCTTGGTTCTTTGTTTAATACTTATTTTGCAAAAGCAACTTTTACAACAAACTGTGGAATTACTGGAAACTATTACCTTCCATATGCAGCTGTAGGTGGAGAAGATATTACCGCATCTATTTATGTAAGAGTTCCAGCAGCAGCTACATTTCTTCTTAGTGGTACTCAAGGATCGGCCTCCATCCCATACCCAGCTGCCAGTGCTAATACATGGGTAAGACTAAATCATACATTTAAAGCTACGGCAGGACAAACTAGTGGGACATTTAGTATATTAATTGGCGGAACTTCGGCAACATATTTCCATCTAGATGGTGCTCAAGTAGAGTATGGTCGAGTAGTAAATCGATTTGTTAATCCATTAGATGCTGCTACAACAACGTTTACTAATCCAGTAAACACAGCTAAAACATTTATCGCTACTCAATCAGAAAGCAATGGAGGAGGAAAAAGTACTTGGTTCTATAATTACTCTGTTAAATCTAACAGATTAAATGTTAGTACTGCAAACTACACTATGAATGGAACTAGCTGGGCTCTTAAAACCGGATATCCTACAGAGGAATATAAAGATATTCCAGAGTCTCTTATCCCATCTAATTCTTTTGAAAGCGACATAGGTGAGTGGACAACTACAGCTAATACGACACTAACTAGAACCCTTGCTAAGGGATATTACTTTTCTGACACGGTTACTCAAGGACAAGCTTATGGTAAGGTAGATTTTAACGTAATTAATAACGCTACCGATTACGGCATAACTTCAGGTAAAATTTATATTACCCCTGATAGCGGATACTATGCATCTGTTGCTCTTAGATCAGGTAACCAATATGTTGGTGGAGATACTTACACACTACGTGTTGATTTCTATGACGGTAACGATGTGATTATACCCGTATACACAGATAATCTTTCAGGACAGTTAACTACAGCTAAGTTTGCGGGTGATGGAACTACGAACACTTCTGTATCATTAAGCACTATTAGAACAGCAACTATTAGTACTGTAAGACAAGGTTACTGGTCTTACTTAGGAAAGACATTTACTGCTGGAAGTATTCAAGGCGCTGTATACGCCAAGCTAAGTGTTATGTCTAGTCACACATCCATTGGTTTTGTAAAAGCCTTCCACATTGACAGAGTAGTCTTTAGACGGTAGAATGTTTTATATGGGCAACTTAATAATCTCCGCATTAGCCACCGCATGTATCTTGTCTGCGGTGGAAGCATTCTTATTACCTCTAGGTAAATGGCGGGGACTACTGGGTCTAGCTCTTAGTGCTGCATTCTGTGTGACGTTGGGTGTAGGACTACGTTACTTAACCCCTTACATATTAGGATCCACATTTGTAGGGTTAATACTATCTCTGCTTGTTGAGCAGATCTTTACAGGGGTGGAAAAGGGCAATTTGCCAAAGCGTATCCCATCACGGTAGAATATTTCTAAAGGAGGGTATATGCAATCACCATATTCAAACCCCTACCTGTCCATGCGGGCACGTGGGTTATTTGCATACTATGCGGAGCTTGGCCGAGTTGTTTCGGCTGACGAGCTCTCTGCTGTCATGCCCGAAGGCAGGGACTCTATTCAGTCCGCAATCAATGAGCTTAAGCAGGCCGGGTACATCCTGACTGCTCGTGAGCAAGTCAATGGCAAGTGGAACAGTTACATGAAATTTACTGAAGGCGCCAGGGTTTTGCTTGGCACCGACAACGGATTTTCAGGGCACTCGATCTCAGGTGATATGTACAACTGTTCATCTGCTGTTACTAGTACTAGTACAGTAGCTATAGTAGCTAGTCCTATAGTAGAAGTACTACGTACTTCTACTATATTGGGAAAAAATTTCCCAAAGAAAGAAAGGGTTGAAATGGGTTGGGACTTAGACGGCGAAGAGCCGAAGCCAAAGAAGAAGTTTAAGATCGACGCAGAGGATGACTCTGTGGGGGCCGTAGGCCTAGTAGAAGACAAGAAGGCTATGCGTCAGGCTAAATATGGCGCGGTGCCTAACTCAGTCACGCATCGTAGCAATAAGCCAGAGGAAGATTGGACTACTGGAGATATTGTTTCAGAGTTTGCATCCTTGCTTAGTCTTAGCTCTGCCGGCCATCTCACCATGCAGCTCAATACTAGATCGTTGGCTTTGTGGATCAATCAAAAGGTGGGACAAGGCGCGACTAGACAACAGATCCTTACATCGGTTAGAATGTTCTTTGAGGACCCACGCAGTTTAAATGACGCCGGAACAGGTATTCCTATCTGGCGCAGGTTCGTTGCTAGGTACCAAGTGCTTGAGGGTAAGGCTATCGAAGAAAAGCCAGACTACGAAGTGAACAAGGCTCATCAGGAAAAGATGTTGAAACTATTAGGGGGTAAGTAATGTTCGATGTGCAGAAGGAATCTCCCACTACTCGCCATCTTCTTCTCAAGGCATCTGTGCCTATGAAGACCTTTGGTATGGAGCTGTCAGACCTAGAACATACCGAGGCAAGAGACTTGGTCGAATCCTGGGTCAGTACAGTCCAATCTGGAGTGGTCATTAAAAGCCCTGGAAGCCCCTCTAGCGGGCTTGGGATCCTATTACTAGGGGAACCAGGTCACGGCAAGACAACCATGGCCTCTGTGGCCCTTCAAAGCCTGATTCGTACTATGCAGATTCCAGGATTGTTCTTGGACTACCCAAAGTTTCTACGACTAGAGAAAGAGTCTTGGGGTGATGACGAACTCAAAGAGCGTATTCGTGAAATCTACGGAGATGCAAAACATTCTTTGCCACTTCTTGTACTTGATGATCTAGGTAAAGAACATACTACTCAAACAAATTGGGCAGAAGATACTTTTGATGCGTTGTTACGTTCCAGATTTAATGCTGGATTACCAACCGTCATTACATCAAACGTTGCATTAAAGAAATGGCGAGGCACCTACGGTCCATCAATGGAGAGCTTTGCCCATGAAGCATTTATAGAAGTTAAGGTAGAATCAGATATGGGGGATAGACGCAAATGAAAGAGATCAATATGTCATGGATGATTACTCAGATTTTTTTATCTGAGACAGGAGTACATGAAGTTCACGTTCATCACAGCTCACACAAGTTACGTTGTAACTGTGTAGGGTACCAAACTAGGAATACTTGCAAGCATACTCGCTTCGTAAAAGATAGAATGAACAAGAACGGTGGCGTCTATCCAGTGGAAATCTCTAGCAAGATTGACAGAGAACGAAGTCTGTTAGCTAGCGAAGATCCCGTAGAGTTTAGAGAGCTGTTAGTAAACTACGGCAAGATCGTAGCTCTGTAACTATGCGCGGGGGCGACATATCAAACGAAGTTCCTAAACGTGTATTGGTTGCAGTTGATTGCTTACTCAGCAGTTCAATTAAGATCAATAGAGTTTTGGGTATTCCGGTTCCTCATACAGAGGTCACCTACAATAGGCAAGCGTTAGCACATTTTTGGCGTTTCAGAGAAAATAACGATTACTCTTTGGAGCTTGTGGGCTTTGAACGTTCTCAGCAAGACATGGATAATGTTTTAGAAGATCTAGATAACATGGGTACTAACCCATTTAACTATTCAACTGCGTATAACGTAGTTGCAGATCTTGTAGCGGAGTTACCTTACAGACCAGAAGTAAAATATGTTATTGATATACCTACACGTGGCGGGCGTTATGGCCATTGGTACTTAGAAGAGGGGGCGACATATGGCAGCTAATAACGAAGAGCGGTTATTATCCAAAGCTATTCGCAATAGAGATATACAGCCACTGCTTGAAACTGGGGTACAAGAAGACTGGTTCTTCAATGATCTTAACAAGCAGGTCTGGAAGTTTATCTCTAAGCATAACGAGAAGTACGGCGAGGTTCCTACGGCAGTAACTGTCCGTGATAACTTCCCTACGTATACTCTGCATGCCGTAGAAGATAGCGTTGAGTACTTACTTGATCAGTTGATTGAGTATCGTAAGCGTCAAAAAACTATTGATGCCCTACTTGAAGCCCAGCAGGCTGTATCACAACAGGATCACAACACTGCTCTGCAGACTATGGCTTCAGCAGCACAGATCTTGATGAATGACAATCAACGAGAGTCTGCTGATGAAAACCTTAGCGATGATCCTATGCAACGCTACGACGAGTACATGGCTATCAAAACTCGTCCTAATGGCTTGCTTGGTTTGTCTACTGGGTTTAAAACTATTGATGAGATTACCTCCGGTGTTATGAAGCAACAGCTGTGGACAATTGCTGCGCCTCCTAAGACAGGTAAGTCTGTACTTGCTATGCAAATGGCGATCAAAGCACAGGACGAAAACCAGCGAGTTATGTTTCAGTCGTTTGAAATGACGGCTAGAGAAATGAAGACTCGTTACGATGCTATGCGTGCACACCTATCGCATAAGCGTTTGATCATGGGTGCTTTACATACTGATGAAGAGCAGCGTTACCGTGATCACTTAACTATAGCCCGCGATGATTTCTGGATGCCTGACACAGTGGCTTCTAGAACTATCACAGGGCTTTGTGCAAAGGTTGAGAAGTACAAGCCGGACATTTTGTTTGTTGATGGTATGTATCTTATGTTTGATGAGGAGACTGGCGAGACTGAGAGCGAACGTTCTCTTCGTAGTCTTACTCGTGGTATGAAGCGCGTAGCTCAGCGTTACGACATACCGGTAGTTGTAAGTACTCAGACTCTGCGCTCTAAGATGCGTGGAGGAAAAGTTACGGCCGACTCTATTGGTTACACATCTTCTTTCTTACAGGACTCAGATATTGTTTTGGTTCTGCAAAGACAAGATGAAGAGGATGATACTTCTCGTTCTCTAACAGTTGCAGCAAGTCGTATTTCAGGTATGGGTTCAACAGATCTACTATGGGATTGGGAGGAAGGTCGTTTTGAAGAGTATGCAGCTTTCAGTGGTATCAAGTCCGTTTGATGGAACACAACTGTGCACCTCATACAGTA